GTGCTGAAGACCCTCTTTACTTTATTGAGAACTATGTAAGAATTGTCTCACTTGATGAAGGTCTTGTCCCTTTTGAGATGTATGACTTTCAAAGAGATATGGTTTCAACCATGCATGACCACAGATTTAGTATCTTCAAACTACCTAGACAGTCTGGTAAATCAACCACCATCATCAGCTACCTTCTGCACTACGCACTGTTTAACCAAAATGTAAATATTGCTGTTCTTGCAAATAAGTCATCAACTGCTAGAGACATTCTAAGTAGACTGCAACTCGCATATGAAAATCTCCCCAAATGGATGCAGCAAGGCATTATAGCCTGGAACAAAGGTAACATAGAGTTAGAGAACGGCAGTAAAATTATTGCAGCAGCCACATCTTCAAGTGCCATTCGAGGAGGTTCGTATAACATCATTTTTCTTGATGAGTTTGCTTTCGTTCCTTCTAATGTTGCAGAACAGTTTTTTGCATCTGTTTATCCTACAATTACCTCTGGTCAAAGCACAAAAGTTATTATTGTTTCTACCCCTCATGGCATGAATATGTTCTATAAGATATGGGTGGATGCACAAGAAAAAAGAAATGATTATACGCCGGTAGAGGTTCATTGGAGTGAGGTTCCCGGCAGAGATGAGGTTTGGAAAGAAGAGACAATACGAAATACCTCTCAATCACAGTTCAATTCAGAGTTTGAGTGTGAGTTTCTAGGGTCTATAGACACTCTAATAAGTTCTATGAAACTAAAACAACTTACATACAGAACACCCATTCATTCAAATGTTGGGATAGATATTCATGTTCGTCCAGAAGAAAATCACACATATATGCTAACTGCTGACGTTTCTAGAGGTACAGCAAATGATTATTCTGCATTTATAGTATTTGATGTTACAGAAATACCGTATAAGCTTGTTGCAAAGTTTAGGGACAACGAAATAAAACCACTACTGTTTCCTACCAAGATTCATGAAGTTGCGAAGGCATACAACAACGCATATGTAATGGTTGAGGTAAATGACATAGGGGAACAGGTCGCAAATGCTTTACAGTTTGATTTGGAGTATGACAACCTAGTTATGGCTTCCATGCGTGGCAGAGCGGGACAAGTGCTTGGAGCGGGCTTCTCAGGGGGCCGAGCGCAATTGGGGATAAGAACAACTAAAGCTGTGAAGAAGATTGGATGTTCAAATCTCAAACAATTGATTGAGGATAATAAACTTATTGTAGAGGATTATGATTGTGTCAACGAATTGTCAACCTTCATTAGTAAGGGTTCGTCATACACGGCAGATGATGGGTGTAATGATGATTTGGTTGCCTGTATGTTTATATTTGGTTGGGCTACAGATCAAACATATTTCAAAGAACTAACTGATAATGATATACGAATGACTATGATGAAAGAACAACAAGATATGTTAGAGCAAGATATGGCTCCATTTGGATTTATATTAAATGGTGTAGATGATGATCTTGATGATGAAATTGATGAATATGGAACACGGTGGACTACTGTAGTACGAGATTATAACACAAACTGGTAATTATATAAATTCAATCAAATCGTTATCAACTTTGATAAAACAATTTGAACACAGAATTTTTGATTCGCTTATTAGATGAAATATTTCTTTTCTGCTTTCATTATTCGTGCCTACTCGTTTTGTTAGTCTGCGAATTTGTGAATCATATGGATGAAACTTGAGACAGATTGTTTCACTCTCTCCACAATGTATACACGATTGTTCTGCCAAAAAATCATTTAGTAGAACAATTCTCTTTTGATAATTCCTACGAGCAACCTTTTTGATTGTCTCTTTGTATTTTTTATAGTGTTCGTTCATAATATTATTTATATGTTATAACACATATAAAATGAGGTTTTAAGAAATCAGATATTATAAATATTCTAAGATACAACAAGACTTCGGTAAAGGAGTAAAGAGATGAGTTTTTTAAAGTCTCCTGGCGTTCATGTAAGAGAGATCGATCTCACAACAATCGTCCCATCAGTGCCAACAACTATTGGTGCTATTGCTGGTGCCTTTCAAAAGGGCCCAGTCAATTCAATTGTGACTATTGGTACAGAAGATGATTTAGTAAAAGTTTTTGGAAAACCTCAAGGTGATTCAAATCAGTTTGAAACATTTTTTACTGCTGCTAATTTTCTTCAATATTCAGACCAACTTAAAATTGTTCGGTGCGAATCTGGTGTTACAAATGCTATTGCATCTGGAACATCTTTCATCATTAGAGATGATGATCATTACGAAGATTCTTTTGCTGATGGGCAAGGTTCTGTTGGTGAATGGGCTGCAAGAACTGCCGGTGAATGGGGAAATTCCATTGGTGTTTCAATTTGTGCTAATGCAACTGCATTTGAAGAGACTGCTGTAACAACTACAAGTGCCGAAGAAGCTATTGGACAAACAGTTATTAGTGTAACAGATGGTACAGCTTTCACAATCCATGATATTGTTAACTTTGGAGAAGCAAGAGGATTTGAATATCAAGTTACTGCCGCTGATGCATCCACCATTACGATTAAACTAAAAGATGATCCAAATGGTGCTGGTCTTCAAAGTACGATTTCTACTGCTACAAGTATTCGACGCCGCTGGAGATTTTATGATTTATTTGATGAAGCTCCAGGCACATCAGATTATGCTACGCAAAACCAAAGAGGCACCAATGATGAGATTCATATTGTTGTATATGATCAACTTGGAGAAATCAATGGATTTGCTGTAGAAAGTAATGGAAATAGAACGAATGCTGTTTTAGAGACATTTGCAAATCTTTCTAAGAATCCAAATGGTAAATCACCCCAAGGTGATAGTGTTTATTATGCAGATAAAATTTTTAGAACTTCCAATTTTGTTTATTGGATGGATCACAATACAGCTGGAACAAACTGGGGTACAGACTTCACTGGTGAAACAAGTCAGATCGTCATGGAAGACGGTGGAACTGATGGTGCTGGTGCAAATGCTGGAGACAATATTGTTCTTGACGCTACTGGTACTGCAAATGAAGATGAAGATGGCGATATTCAACTAGAAACAGGTGGTACTTCATATGCGGCACTTGACACACCAACTACAACAAATCTCAAAAATGGTACTGATGACTATGCAGTAACTGCTGGTGAACTTGAAATAGCTTATGATAATTTTGAAGATACAGAGTCACTTGATGTTAATCTTATTCTTGGTGGTCGAGGTGGTGGTTCTGGTGATACAGCATCCACGCAAGATACACATGCTACTATGTTAACTGCACTCGTAGAAACAAGAAGAGATTGCGTTGCATTCCTTTCGCCATACCGTTCTGCAACCGTAGGTGTTTCAAGTTCTATCACTGCTACAGAGAATGTCGTTGATGCATTTGATCTTTGTCCATCTTCATCATATGTTGTTTTTGATAGTTCTTACAAACAAATGTATGATAAGTACAATGATGTTTTCAGATTTGTACCAATGAATGGCGATACTGCGGGACTGTGTTGTTTCACTGATAATGTCGCTGACCCTTGGTTCTCACCAGCTGGTTTCAATAGAGGTAATGTTAGAGGCGCAATTAAACTGTCATATAACCCTAAAAAATCTGAAAGAGATCAACTTTATCGAGCAAGAGTTAATCCTGTTGTTGATTTTCCAGGCCAAGGTGTGGTTCTGTTTGGTGATAAAACTGCTCTGGCAAAACCCAGTGCATTTGATAGAATCAATGTGAGAAGGTTGTTCTTGGTTTTGGAAAAAGCTATTTCAACTGCTGCTAAGTTCTCTCTCTTTGAATTCAACGATGAATTTACAAGAGCGCAATTCAGAAATCTTATTGAACCTTTCTTGAGAGATGTTCAAGGTCGTAGAGGTATTTTTGACTTTAGAGTGGTCGCTGACGATACAAATAATACTGGTGAGGTTATAGACCGAAATGAATTTATTGGTGATATTTACATCAAACCAGCCAGATCAATCAACTTCATTACTCTAAACTTTGTTGCGGTTCGTACTGGTGTAGAGTTTAGTGAAGTAGTAGGTAAATTTTAAGGAGTAGCTTCACATGGCACAGATAGATGATTTTAAAGCAAATTTAATTGGTGGAGGTGCTCGGGCAAATCAATTCAGAGTTACTATCACTCCACCTTCTGGGATTGGAACTGGATTAGATGTTCGTAGAGCCTCATTCTTGGCAAGAGCATCTAGTCTTCCAGCGCAAACTTTAACTGAAATTGCAATTCCCTTCAGAGGAAGGCAAATTTATATTGCTGGAGACAGAACTTTTGATGATGCTTGGACAACAACCTTTATGAATGATACAGACTTTGGTATTCGTAATTCATTAGAATTATGGATGAACGGTATCAATGATCTCGCAGAAGGAACGGGAACAAGCGCCCTTGCAGATTATCAAACCGATTTGCAAGTTGAGCAGTTAGATAGAGATAATACAATTCTCAAAACTTATATCTTCAGAAGTGCATGGCCACAATCTCTTGCAGCAATCGAATTAAGCTCTGATCAAGCAGATGCTATTGAAGAATTTGAGGTTACTTGGAGATATCAACATTTTGAGGCTTCTGGCGTAAACTTCTAATTCTTTACCTACTAAATATAAGGATTAGTGGGAGTTATTATGGCTGAACTTTTTGGTTTTAAAATTAGTAGAAAAAATGAGGAGGAGGGTGTTGTAACTTTTACAAGCCCTTCCTCTGATGATGGCACTATAGATATTCCAGGCGGAGGATTTTATGGTTCTATCTTGGATACTGATGGCCGGGATAGAGCTGATACTGATTTAATCAGGCGTTATCGTGATATAGCACAACAGGCAGAATGTGATACTGCAATTGAAGACATTGTTAATGAAGGGATTGTATCTAACGAAAGCGATATATCTGTTCAAATTGAATTAGATAATCTACCCTACCCAGATAGAATTAAAAGAAAAATCAGAGACGAATTTGAGGAAGTTTTGAGACTTCTAAAATTTGAAGAAAAGGGTCATGATCTTTTTCGCAGATGGTATGTGGATGGCAGAATTTATTTTCATAAAATCATTAACACTAAAAATCCTAAAAACGGTATTGTAGAACTTCGATATGTTGACCCAACTAAAATTAAAAAAGTTAGACAGGTTGAAAAAGAATTAGATCAAAAAAGTAGTATAGAAAAAATAAAAAAGATTGAAGAATTTTATTTATACAATGATAAGGGGGTTGAAAATACTGGGACAGGAGGTCTTCATGGACCAAATCAAGGGATTAGAATATCACCAGATGCTGTAACTTATGTTCCATCAGGCCTGATAGATGGAAACTCTGGACAGGTCATGTCTTATCTTCATAAAGCAATTAAACCTGTAAACCAATTGAGAATGATAGAAGACTCTCTAGTAATCTATCGTGTATCGAGGGCACCAGAACGCAGAGTATTTTATATTGATGTTGGCAATTTACCAAAAGTAAAAGCAGAACAATATCTCAAAGATGTTATGAATCGTTATCGTAACAAGTTAGTGTATGATGCATCAACTGGTGAGATTCGTGACGATAGAAACCATATGAGTATGCTGGAAGATTTCTGGCTCCCACGTCGAGAAGGTGGTAGAGGCACAGAGATTACAACACTTCCCGGTGGACAGAATCTTGGTGAGATTGATGATATCGTTTATTTTCAAAGAAAACTTTTTAGATCATTGAATGTTCCCATTTCAAGATTAGAAGCAGAATCTAATTTTAGTTTGGGTAGAGCCACAGAAATTACTAGAGATGAACTTAAATTTACTAAGTTTGTTCAAAGAATTAGAAAGAAGTTTACGCCTCTATTCACTGATATTCTAAAAACACAACTTCTATTAAAAGGAGTAATATCTTTAGATGATTGGAAATTGATTCAAGAACATATTCAGTATGATTTCTTGGCTGATGGACATTTTGCAGAATTGAAGGATAGTGAACTTCTTAATGAAAGACTAAATAATTTAGGGACCATTGAATCATATATTGGTACATTTTTTAGTAAAGAATATGTAATGAAGAAGGTATTGCGTATGACTGATAATGAAATGGATGAAATGCAAAGACAAATCAGTAAAGAAGAAGATATTGAACCAGAGGATGGTGGTATTGATATTCCACAAGATACAGATGGCATTACACGATATCCATCACAAGGTGGCAATCCTATACCTCCAGACGATGTTGCTAAATACGATGGCCAAGAAGTAGATGATGAGGAGAAATAAATGTCTAGAGAAATAATTGATAGTATTGCAATGGGATCAAACTTAGAAGCTGAAGCACAGTTTAACAACTCTATGATTAATAAGGTTGGTAAAGCTTTAGAATCAAAAAGAAAAGAGTTGTCAAATGCCTTTGTGAACCATGAGGTTAAAAATGAAGAGAATTGATGAACTTTATCAAAATATAGTTTTTGAGAGAGATGAACACAAAAAATCAACGGAGTACAAGAAATTGTCTCCAAAGATGCGAAATGCTGTCGATTCTATCTTTAAAATTATGGATGATAAACCTTCAGATTTCCTAAATACTTTTGAGAAAACTATAAAAGAAGTATCAAAAAAATTTAAAGTTACTGAAAAAGAACTTATGAATTATTTTGAAAAAGAAATGTTAGCGATATAGGAGTAGGAAATGTCATTCAAAACATTAAGAGTTGCTGGAACAGTAACCGCAGCACAGACTGCCGATGATGCAGCACACGATGCCGTTATTGGCAAATTATCCCCAGCTTCCTCATTTAGAGTGACAGAGTTTGGTGGTCAAGATGTTCTTTTTCTTATTTCAGATGGTTACCCTGTAGCGTCTTCTTCAAATGCATTTTACTTAAAAGCAGGCACCACAACAACAGTGGTTCCTGATGTAGAGCGAGCATTACGATTTGCTTCTGAAGTTCCTGTAGCACAGAACAGCGAAGATGATACAAATGCTAATGCAATTTTACTAGAAAGCGGAACAGTCGATAGTCCAGGCTTTCTTCTTTACGATAGAGCCGAAACTGGATTTCGTATTTCAGTAATCAATGAAACTGCCGGAAGTGACGGCGCTGTTTATGTTGAAGAAGTTGTTCTAGGTCATGCAGGAGTATGATGGTTATGAAACTAATATCAGAAGCTATTGAAACAGTAGAATACATTCGTGAAGAAAAAGAAAACGGTGAGAAATCGTATAAGATTCGTGGTATTTTTATGCAAGGGGATATCAAAAACCGGAATGGTCGAGTGTATCCTATGGAAATACTCTCAAAGGAAGTTACAAATTACAATAGAAAATTTGTAACTGAAAAAAGAGCATATGGTGAGTTAGGCCACCCAGATGGTCCCACTGTAAATTTAGAAAGAGTTTCACATCTTGTTACGGAGTTATATCCAGAAGGCAAGAATATTATGGGTGAAGCTCGAATATTAGATACTCCAATGGGAAAAATCGTCAAAACTTTGATGGACGAGGGAACAAAATTGGGAGTATCTTCGAGAGGTATGGGAAGCTTGGACGAGAGGGACGGTGCCAAGTATGTGAGAAGTGACTTTTATCTTGCAGCTGCAGCAGATATTGTTGCTGACCCTTCTGCACCTAGTGCATTTGTACAAGGCATAATGGAGGGGAAAGAATGGGTTTGGGATCATGGTTCGTTAATTGAAGCCCATGTTGCAGAGGTAAAAAGGAGTTTTGATGTTAAGAAACGTCAAAGACAAGCAAATGAATCGGCGTTAGCTTTTGCTAAGTTCCTCAAAAAGTTATAATTTATAAATATATTTAATAAAAAAAGGAGACTTCCTATGTCTGAATTAGACCAAACAATTGAGGAACTAGAAGCAGAGGTTCTGGCGGAGCTTGAAGAAGCAAGTCAACCCAATGATTCTGGTGTTCCATCAGAGAAAGACGATAAGAAAAACGAAGCCGATGACCTTGGCGGTGCCGACGAAGATGGCGACGACAAAGATAGAGAAATCGGTAAGAAAGCTTCATCAGCTGCTAAAAAAGCATCTGATCCTAAAACAAAACCATCTGATGCATCTGCTAAGATGGAAGCAGTTAAAGAAGAGGATGACGAGATGGAAGAAGATGAAGAAATCATGTCTAAAAAAGACCTCATGGCTGCCATGAACAAAAAAATGGAAAACATGGACAAAGAAGACCTTCAGGCCATGTATGACGCAAAAGAAGATACTCATGAGGAATTTGAAGTTGATGAGGAAGTTATCGAAAGTCACATTAAAGAAATTGATGTGTCCTCCGATGTTAAAGCCCTTGTTGATGGAGAAGACCTCTCTGAAGAGTTCAAGGAAAAGGCTGCAACAATTTTTGAAGCTGCGGTTAAATCCAAGACTCGTACAGAGTTGGTGAGAATTATTGAAAATCGCCAAGCTGCTATGGCAGTAGAGATTGATGAGTATAAGGATACTCTATCTGAAAAAGTAGATCAATACCTCGACTATGTTGTTGAGGAATGGATGAAAGAAAACGAGTTGGCAATCGAGCGTGGACTCAAGGGTGAGATTGCTGAAGACTTTATTTCTGGTTTGAAACAGTTGTTTGAAGATCATTATATTGACGTTCCAAACGAAAAGTATAATGTTCTAGAAGCACAATCCGAAAAAATTGCTGAATTGGAAGAGCAGTTAAATGGTATTATGGAACAAAATATTGAAATGAATACTGCTAATTCTAAATTAGTTCGTGAACAAGTCGTTTTGGAGGCTGCCTCTGATTTGACTGACACACAGTTTGAGAAGTTTAAGTCACTGACGGAAGAGATTGATTTTAAGGACCAAGACACTTTCCGTGAGAAATTGGACACTCTGAAGGAAAGTTATTTTCCAAAAGTAAGTTCTGATGAGACTTATGATAATGATGATGACTATGGTAGCGCCGAACAGGACATTGATACGACGNACGCAATGAAGGCGTATATGTCTGCTATTGGTCGTACAGAAAAACGTATCAAAGGCGCTGTTTAAATTATTAAATATATTAAATAGATGTAATATTACATAAAAGGAGAAACAAATGTTTCAAACAGAACATCTACAAGAAAAGTGGTCGCCAGTCCTAAAGCATCCTGATCTTCCAGAGATTGAGGATGCTTATAAGCGGGCTGTTACCACTGTTATCTTAGAAAACCAAGAAGCTGCTCTTAGAGAAGATGCTTCTTTTCTTTCGGAATCCGTTCCTACAGGTAATGTGTCTGGCGTATCAAATTGGGACCCAATTTTGATCTCACTAGTTCGCCGTGCAATGCCAAACCTAATCGCATATGATATTTGCGGTGTTCAACCAATGACAGGTCCAACTGGACTTATCTTTGCAATGCGAGCTCGCCATGCTTCAATGGATGGTGAAGAAGCATTGGTCGATGAGACAACCGGCGCAGTTGCAAACGGCTTCTCTGGTGACTTCTCGAACCAGAACGCTGCTGGTACAACTTCTGGACCAGGCGACATTGGTGCAAGTGAAAGCAACCCCGCTGCTCTTAATGACAGCCCAACTGCTGGAACTTACACATTCGCAACTGGTATGACAACAGCACAGGGTGAAGCTCTTGGTGATAGTGGAACAAACGCTTTTGCCGAGATGTCATTCAGCATTGATAAGTCAACGGTCACAGCAGTTTCCCGTGCTTTGAAAGCAGAGTACTCAAT